TTTGAATTGTATCATGATCTTATAACATTTGGTACAGCAGCTATGTTTGTTGAAGAAGATGATGAAGATGTTTTAAAATTTTCAACAAGACATATCAATGAAATATTTATTGCAGAAAATGAAAAAGGTAAAATAGATACAATCTTTAGAAGATTTAAAATATCTGCAAGAGCTGCAATCAGACAATTCGGTGATGTTTCAACTGCAATATCAAAAGTAAATCAAAGATCAGGATATGATGAAGTAAATATTATTCATGCTGTCTATCCAAGAAACGAATACAATCCAGATAAACAAGATCAAAAAAATATGCCTTTTGAAAGTGTGTACTATGAAGAAGGTTCACTAGATGAATTGTCAGTTTCAGGTTTCAAAGAATTTCCATTTGTAGTCCCAAGATATTTAAAGGCTTCACATGAAATATATGGTCGTTCACCTGCAATGACTGCTTTACCTGATGTTAAAATGTTAAACGAGATGGCAAAGACTACAATCAAAGCTGCACAGAAACAAGTTGATCCACCTTTGCTAGTACCTGATGATGGTTTTATTTTACCAGTCAGAACTGTTCCGGGTGGTTTAAATTTTTACAGATCAGGAACTAGAGATAGAATAGAACCATTAAACATAGGAGCAAACAACCCTCTTGGTTTAAATATGGAAAATCAAAGAAGAGATGCCATAAGAAATACTTTTTATGTAAATCAACTTATGTTGCAACAAGGTCCACAAATGACAGCTACAGAGGTTGTTCAAAGAAACGAAGAGAAAATGAGATTACTTGGACCAGTATTAGGTAGATTACAATCTGAATTATTAAAACCTTTAATTGATAGAGCTTTTGCTATATTGTTTAGAAAAAATATGTTTGCACCTGCACCAGATTTTCTTTCAGGTAAAGATGTTGAAATAGAATATGTTTCACCTTTAGCTAAAGCTCAAAAATCTACAGAGTTACAATCTATCATGAGAGGAATAGAAATAATGGGATCACTTGCAAATGTTGCACCTGTTTTTGATTTTGTTGATTTTGATAAATTAGTAAGACACTTAATGGATATTGTAGGTGTTCCTCAAAAAGTTTTAAAAACAAGTAATCAAGTAAATGCAGAGAGACAAGCTAAACAAGAACAACAAGAACAAATGCAACAAATGCAAGATGTTCAATCTTTAGCAAAAGCTGGAGGTCAAATAGCACCTTTAGCAAAAGCATTACCTGAAGACGCTAAAGCAGTTGCGGAAGGAGTGGGTGAACAATTAGCAGAATAATATGAGTGCTGAAAAACAACTACAAAAAAATCTTCAAGAACTCAAAGAAAAATATAGATTTGCTTTCGGATCAGATGAAGGCAAAGCTATAATAGATGATCTTGAGAAAAGATGTCATTATCATACTACAACCAATATAAAAGGTGATAGTCATGAGAGTGCATATTTAGAGGGACAACGAAGCGTTCTTCTATTTATTAAATCAATGCTTCGAAAGGAGAATGAAAATGTCAAGCGAACAGATACCGGAGAATAATACTCCGCCTGTAGAGACACCAAAAACAGAAACGCCTACAGAGACAACACAGACCCCTGAAACAAAAACAGAGGGTTTAGTTTCATCAACAACAAGCAGTACAATTCAAACAGCAAAGTCATGGAAAGAAACTATATCTGAAGAATATAGAAACGATCCTAACATTGCTAAATTTACAGAGATAGATGCGTTAGCTAAAAGTTATATCAACGCAACTAGAATGATAGGAACTGACAAGATAGCCATCCCAAATAAAAATTCTACTGACGATCAGTGGAATGAGTTTTTTGATAAAGTTGGAAGACCAGAAACACCAGATAAATATAATTTATCTTTTAAATCTGATAACTTTCCAACCGATGATGGTCAAATAAAAACTTTTCAAGAGAACGCACACAAACTTGGATTGAGTACAAATCAGGCTCAAGGTATTTTAGATTACTATAAAAACCTTACAGAGAGTTCTGCTAAACAACAACAAGTTGATCTTGAAACATCACAGGCACAATCTCAACAACTTCTAAAAGAAGAATGGGGTAAAAACTATGACGCAAATCTAAAAAGAGCTGCGGGAGTTGCTAAAGCGAATCTATCACCAGAGGTTTTAGATTTACAAATGCGAGATGGTTCAAGATTAGGTGATAATGTTGATGTAATAAAAGGCTTTGCAAAGATTGCAAACTTACTTTCTGAAGATAAAATAGTTGCTACAGAAAGCGAAACTCAAATGCCTAACAAAGATATTGAGACAGAAATATCACAAATCATTAATAATAAACAAGGACCATACTGGAATAAAGGTCATCCAGAGCATGATAAAACAGTTCAACAAGTCTTAACTTTAAGGGAAATGTTAGATGGATCATCTAAATGATATTGAATTAAGGTTAGAATGTGTACGATTGGTAAAGGAGTTTGGTACTGAAAATCAGAAACGAAACCCCTTGCCAATCGCTGACGAATATTATAAATGGATAACTAGAGGTAAGAAAACTCGCAAGAGCCTACCTGACAGCAAGGAAAAGACTGCGGTCTAAAAGACTTTAAATCCAAGAGATGCCTGTTTTTTTAACAGAGAACCTTTCTGCTTAACATTAATAATAACAATGGGAGACTAATATGTCATCACAAATAACTACAGCATTTGTGCAGCAGTATTCTGCTAACATTCAAATGTTGTCTCAACAAATGGGATCGTTATTGAGAGACAAAGTTCGTCTTGAAAGTATTAATGGCAAGAACGCTTTTATGGATCAAGTGGGAAGCGTAACTGCTGTTAAGAGAACAAGCAGACACTCGGACACTCCACAAATAGATACACCTCACGCAAGAAGAAGAGTATCTTTAGTGGATTATGAGTTCGCTGACTTGATCGATGAACAAGACAAAGTAAGGCTCTTAATCGACCCAACATCTTCTTATGCTCAAGCTGCTGCTATGGCAATGGGTAGAGCTATGGATGATGAAATAATCAGTGCTGCTTTAGGTACAGCGTTCACTGGTGAGACAGGTTCAACTTCAACTGCATTACCTTCTGCACAGAAGATTGTAGAAAGTGGAACTGATGGTCTAACAATAGCAAAATTAAGAACTGCAAAAGAAAAGTTCGATTTAGCTAGTGTTGACCCGTCAATACCAAGACACATCGTTGTATCACCTAAACAGATTACTGATCTTTTAGGAACAACTGAAGTAACAAGTTCAGATTTCAACACAGTCAAAGCATTGGCTAACGGAGAAATCAACTCGTTTCTTGGTTTTAACTTTATCGTAAGCAACAGACTTTCTATTGCTTCTTCAAAAAGAAAATGTATTGCATTTGCTCAAGATGGTATTTCTTTAGCTATCGGAAAAGATGTAATGGCTCGTATTGATGAAAGATCAGACAAGGGGTACGCAACGCAAGTGTACTACTGTGCATCTTTTGGAAGTACAAGAATGGAAGAAGAAAAAGTAGTAGAAGTACAAGCTCACGAAGCGTAATAGAAGGAGGATAATTATATGGCAAATTCAGTACAAAGAGCTAAAATAGTTAGTACGCCTTCTGAAATGATTAAGACAAATGAACTAACTGGTAGAGTTAGAGTTGCATTTGCAGAGTACGAAGCAAGTGCAGAGCAATCTACTATAACAATGTTCTCTATACCAAATGGAGCAAGATTGTTATCAGGTTCAGTTGCTTATGACGCTTTAGGTGGAAGTACAACTATTTCTGTAGGCTACGCTGAACACACAAAATCAGATGGAACAACTGAAGCGGCTGATGTAGATCAGTACAAAGCTGCTGCGGCTTCTACATCTGCTGAAAGTGTTGCAGTGTTAGATACTATAGCATTAGACAAAAATGCAGTAACAGATGCTGACAAAGATGGTGTTCCGGTTACAGTTACATTAGCAGGTGCTAATGGAACAGGAACTATTCAGTTGCAAATGTTATATGTAATTGACTAATCAATAATATTGAGGGGGAGAAATCCCCCTCTTTTCAAAACAATGACAATAGCTAGATTTGATCCAAGGCTTATCGATTTATACAAAGAGCCTAGACTTTTGTTGCATTTTCAATGGGGAAGGGATAATAAAATTTATAGATATGCTTTAGTTGAAAAAATTGATATAACAAATATCAACGATTTAACTAAACAAAAGAAAGATGAAATAAATCTTTCTGAAGAGGACATTTGGAAAAAGTATGGCATCAGTAGTAGATATTTGTAACGGAGCATTAAATCAGCTAGGAGCATCAACAATATTAACTCTTACAGAAGATAGTAAGAACGCAAGACTTTTAAATGCCAGATACACACAGGTTCGAGATAGTTTATTTAGAAATCATCCATGGAATTGTTTGCAGAAAAGAGTAGAACTTGCAGCAGATACTGCAACACCTGCGTGGGGATTTTCATCACAATTTACATTACCAACTGATTGTTTAAGATTATTAAGAATATTAGATTATGATAGCGATCACAAAGTAGAAGGTCGTAAGATATTAACAGACGCTTCAAGCATGAAGATATTATACGTTGCTAGAATTACTGATCCAAATGAATACGATGAATTATTAAGAGAAACTTTATCAGCAGCTTTAGCAGCAGACATAGCTTATGCTATTACATCATCAAATCCTGTAGCTGTAAATATGTATAATCTTTACAAAGAGAAACTAAAAGAAGCTAGATTTGTTGATGCAACAGAAGGTCAAAATATAGAACAAGAAGAGGGTATGGCAGATGTTATCGATGCTGGAACATTTATTAACTCAAGGTATTAAATTATGGCAAGAGTATCGGTACAGCTCACAAACTTTACAGCAGGAGAATTATCACCTCGTTTAGATGGTCGTAATGATTTATCTAAATATCCTTCTGGATGTAAAATTTTAGAAAACTTTATTGTCTATCCACATGGTAGTGCAGCAAGAAGATCAGGCACACAATTTATATCAGAAGTAAAAACAAGTGCTAATAAAACAAGATTAATTCCTTTTGAGTTTTCTACAACACAAACTTATATATTAGAATTTGGTAATCAGTATATCAGAATATACAAAGATAAAGGTCAAGTACAATCAGGTGGTTCAGCAGTAGAGGTCGCTACACCTTATTTAACAGCAGAGTTATTTGATATTAAGTTCGCACAATCTGCTGATGTTATGTATATTGTTCATCCTAATCATGCTACAAGAAAGCTATCAAGAACATCTCACATAAACTGGACTTTAACAACTTGTAATTTTACTAACGGACCATTTCAAGATACAAACACTTCAACAACAACTTTAACTCCAAGTGCAACAACTGGGTCGGTTACAATTACTGCATCTGCAAATACTTTTGTTTCTACAGATGTAGATAGACTTGTTCGTATTGGAGATGGCATAGCCAAGATTACTGGATTTACTTCTGCAACAGAAGTCAACGCTACAACATCAACAGACTTTGCTAATACAAATGCAAGTACAAATTTTTCTTTAGGAGCATTTTCAACAACGACTGGGTTTCCATCAACTGTTACTTTCTTTGAACAGCGTTTAGTTTTTGCTGGAACAATTAATCAACCACAAACAATATTTTTTTCTAAATCAGGAGACTATGAAAACATGGATGCAAATATTGGTGGTACAATATCAGATAGTGATGCAATCATTTATACAATCGCATCAAACCAAGTTAATGCTATTCGTTTTATGACTGCAACAAGAACTTTGATTATTGGAACAGCAGGTGGTGAGTTTTCTGTTTCAGGTGGAGGAGCAGATGTTGCAATAACTCCAACAAACATATTAATTAAAAAACAATCTAATCATGGAGCTGCTAACCTTGATGCTTTAGCTGTAGGTAATGTTACTTTGTTTATGCAAAGAGCTAGAAGAAAAATGAGAGAACTTGCATATAACTTTGATGTTGATGGTTATATTGCTCCTGACATGACTATACTTGCTGAACATATTACTGAAGGCGGTATAACTCAAATGGCTTATCAACAAGAGCCAAATCAAATTATTTGGTTAGTTCGTGGTGATGGTGAACTTATAGGATTTACTTATCAAAGAGAACAACAAGTTACAGCTTGGCATAGACATATATTTGGTGGAGCTTTTGGCTCAGGAAAAGCTGTTTGTGAAAGTGTTGCGGTTATTCCAACAGATGATACTGAATATGAGGTGTATGTTATTATTAAAAGAACTATAAATGGTGCAACAAAAAGATATATAGAAGTTTTAAATACATTTGATTTTACTGAAACAGATAACACTACATTTAATTTTTTAGATAGCCAATTAGATTACAATGGATCAGCAACAACAACTATCTCTGGTTTATCTCATCTTGAAGGACAAACAGTTTCTATACTTGCTGACGGAGCTACTCATGCAGACAAAGTAGTAAGCTCTGGATCAATAACTTTAGATCGTTCATCAACAAAAGTAAAAGTAGGACTTTCATATACATCTTTATTACAAACTATGAGAATAGATGCTGGAGCAAGAGATGGAACTTCTCAATCTAAAACAAAAAGAATATATGAAATAACTATAAGATTATTTGAAAGTGTTGGTGTAGAAGTAGGACCAGACTTAAATAATTTAGAAAGAATACCATTTAGATCATCTGCAAATGCCATGAACCAAGGTATAACACCATTTACAGGTGATAAAGAGGTTGAGTTTAGAGGAAACTACGAAACTGATGGTTTTGTATTTGTAAGACAAACTCAACCTTTACCTTTAACCATTTTATCGTTATACCCAAGACTTATAACCAATGACGGATAAAACACTACATATAGTACCCTACATATCAGATCATGGTAGATTGATTATGCAAAGCCAAATGAACCATGTTCTTATGCAAAAAGATATGAATTATTTAAAAGAAACTATGAATTTAGAAGAAAAGAATTTAGCTTTTTCTGGTTTTATCAATAACAATATAGTTGCTAGTGCAGGAATGAAATTGTTATGGGGGGGTGTTGCCGAAGGTTGGGTGATGGCAACGCAGGATGTATGGAGACATCCTATCGTCATTGCTAGAGCAATCAAAAAAAATTTTGAAGTTCTAGCAGAGAACAATAAAATCAAAAGAGTTCAAACAGCAGTTAGAGCTGACTTTGATATTGGTTTGAAGTTTGCTAAATGGCTTGGTTTAAAAAATGAAGGTTTGATGGAATACTATGGTATTGATGGTAGTCATCATTATAGATATGCGAGGATATTTTAGATGGGATTTTTAGCAGCAGCAGGACCAGCATTAACGGCAGCAGCTCCGTATGTTGCAGCAGGAACGGCAGTAGCAGCAGGTCGTCAAGCGTCTGCTATGGGAAAATACAATCAAGGTGTTCAAAATAGAAACGCAAAAGTATTAGAACAAGACGCAAAAGCTATAGAACAAAAAAAAGAATTTGATATTGCTAGATTTGATAAAGAATTTGTAAAACTTCAAGGTAAGACAACAACTGCAATATTATTTTCGGGTGCAGAATTATCTGGTACTGGATTAGAAATTTTAGCAAATAACTCAAGAGAAGCTGAAATAGAAAAAGATTTAATTGAGTATAATGCTAATATAAATAAATCAAGAAAATTTGAAGAAGCTAACTTTGCTCGTATGCGAGGAAGTATTGCAAGGCAACAAGCTAAAGCAACAGAGCTAGGTTATTATGCAAAAGCTGGTTCAAGTTTATTAACAGCAATGGGTTAAAATGGTAAAAATTCCTACATTTACATCACAACAAAATTTAACAGATCAATCAGGATCAGTTACAACTAATATTCAAGTTTCATCAACTGCAACTACTGCGGCAGCTATTTTACCTGCTGCTGAACAAGTTACTACATTTGCAATAAAAAAAAGAGACTTATCTGAAAAATTAGAAGCTAATAAAATTAGTTCAAGTATCAAAGGAGATATAGATATATTAATAAAAAAAAATGAAAAAAATGCAAATGAAGAAGATGTATTAAATAAATTATCTACAGATTTTGATAATTTAAAAAAAACAAAACTTTCTAATATTAAAAACAGAAGAATAAGAGAAAGAGTAAATAATCAATTAGCTTTAGAATATCCTGAATATGTAAATACAATAAAATCAAATTCTTTTACAGCTCTTAAATCTCAATCTTTAGAAACAGTTAATAATAAATTAAATGACATAACTGCAAAATATTCGACAACAACAAATCCAAAATTAAAAGAAAAATATAAAAAAGAGGGTGAAGCATTACTTGAAGGTTTTAAAAATGATTTTGAATTAGATGATTTTACTTTTAATAAAAAAAAGAAAGCATTTAGTGCTAGTTTAATTACAGGAGATATTTTATCTTTAGCAGGAACAGAAGGTTCAGTAGAAAAAATAAAACAACTTGATGCTATAAATGGTGGAGAAAAAACTTTATCTAATGCAGAATTTGCTGCTGGAATAGTAACAGGTTATGAAAATAAAATTACTGAACTTACTATTGTTGGTGATCCCAATGCAGACTTTGATAAAGCTCAAGCATTGATTGATGAAGCAAGAAACATAGAAAGACAAAATGGTTTTAAAGTTGATTTTGGAGCATCTGCAAAAAAATTAGATGATTTAGAAGAAAAAATTATTTCTCAAAAAATTCAACATGAAAATAGAATAGATCAAGTCAATCAAGGAAGAACATTGCTTGATTATACAAAGGATCAAAAGACTATAATTAGAAAATCTTTTACGAATGATTTTGGTCAATTAAGTGGTACTGAAAGTACAAGAAAAGCATTAGAGGCAGAAAATGAATTTGATGTAAGATTTGATAAGTATTTAAAATTAAATCCAGATGCTTCTTTAGAAGAAAAACAAGACTATGCAAGAGAAATAGCTTTGATACTTGTAGATAAATATCAAGATACAGATATAGAAGAATTAACTACATTTAATTTAGAAAGAAATAAATTTGATTTAGTCTCTGAAAAGAAAGAAATTATTACTAATATGAAAGCATTTCAACTTTTCACATCTGATCCAAAGGCATTTAGTGATGATGTAAGATTTAGTATAGAAAATGTTAATGCAATAAAAAGAAGAGCAAAACTAAATGGATATGTAGATGATAAAGGAGAAGGTGATGTAAATGCTTTCTTTAATAGATTTATAGAAATATTAGATAATAGCAGTTCAGAATAATGACAAAATTAAATGAAAAATCACTACAGGCTTTAGAAAATTTTTCTGTAGAATATCCAAAGCATCAACCAATAAATTCAGGATTAATAAAAGAACCTAATGAAGAAGATTTTAATTTTTGGAATACTTTGGGAGACATGGCGTTATCTGCTCCTCAAGGTGTTGTTAATGCTTTTGAAGAAACAGCAGATTTTTTAGAAGATAATGTTATTTCTTTAGGAGGTTTAGAATTTGGCGATAATGATGGAAAAACATCTTTTAGAGATTTTATACCAAGATTTGTTCCGCCTTCTAAATGGAAAGCAGAAAACTATTCCGATAGAAGACAATTTCCTGAATTTCATAAACCTAAAACAACTGCGGGAAACATAACTGAAAGTATGGCAAGATTTATTACAGGTATGGTTGGACCAAATAAATTTTTTAAAGCAGTAGGTTTAAAAGGAACTATAGCCAAAACAGGTTTAAGAGGTATGTCAGCAGGAGCTGTTTCAGATTTAACAGTCTTTGATCCAAACGAAGGAAGATTATCAGATATGCTTGTTGAGTTTAACTCTCCTGTTTTAAATAATGCGGTAACTCAATATTTAGCTACAGATGAAAACGATACTGAAATGGAAGGAAGATTAAAAAATGTTTTAGAAGGAATGTTAATTGGTGGACCGCTAGAAATATTGTTCGGTATCAAAGCATTTAAGAAAGCAAAAAAAACTCAAGACTTTAATAAAAAACAAAAAATATATAATGAACATGGAAAGGCAATCAAAGATTTAAAAAAAGGTAAAAAAACTAAAAGAGTTAAAAAAATATTAACTGAAGATAATCCCGGTCTTAAAACAGAAAAGATTTTAGAAAAAATAAAGATAGGTGAAAAAACTGCAAAAAAAGATGCAGAAAGTTTTATTAAAAAAATATTAAATGTAAGAGGTTTTAAAAATCAACAAGAAGTAGTTGAAGCTGTAGATCAAATAGATAATTTATTTGATGATACTGCAAGAGATTATTTGTCATCTGATGTTCTTAAAAATTCAGAAGCTGAAGAATTAGCAAACATTCTTGCAAGAGATAAAGATGAAATATTGAAGGCTTTACCAAAAGATACAGAAAAAGCAAAACAAGCAACAGTTAGAATGTTGGCTTTAAAAAAAATAATTCAAGAAATAGCTATAGATGCAAAAGATACTGGTAAAAAATATTTAGATGAGTTTGGAGATAATTTTGAAAATTGGACTGAAGAAGCTAGAAAAGATATTGCTTTAAAATCTACTTTGTTAAGAGACACAGTTTATTTTTTAAAAGAACAAATCAGAGGTGCAGCAAGAGTAACTCAAGCTGGAAACATAAGTGTTACAAGAGCTGGAGGTAAAAGATTAAATGTTGATGAAATGGTAGCAAGTGTAAATAGATTTGCTAAAAATCCTGCTACACTTTCTGCACAATGGCAAAAATCATCTATAGAAGAAATAGTAGATAGTGTTGCCAAAACTAGAGGTCAAAGAAGTATAGAAGTATTTAACTCTTTGTATATTAACTCTTTACTATCTGGTGTCTTTACTCATGCTGTCAATATTAAATCAGGTTTGTATGAAGCTGTAATAAGACCAATAGAACTCATAGGTGGTGGTATTGTAGGTAAAGATAGTAGATCGATTGCTTTAGGTTTTGCACAATACAAAGGAATGATTATGTCTATGGGTGATGTTGTTATTGCAACAGCTAAAGCGTTGAGACAAGGTGATGCTTTGTTAGACCCTCTTTCAAGAACTCAAGATAATTTACAAATTGTAAATGGTCGAGCTGTAAGACCGATTAGTGGAGAAAATTTAGGATTTCAAGGTTTTGCTGGAAAAGCTATAGATTGGTTTGGAACTATAGTTGAACTTCCTACAAGATTACTAATGACAGGTGATGAACTTCTAAAACAAGCAAACTTTCGAGGTAGAATGTATGCTAATGCAGTTGAGAACACTTTAGATTTAGGAATACCTTTATATTCTAAAGAAGGTAAGAAAAATGTAGAAAGTGTTTTTAAAAGTGGTTTTGATAAAAATGGCAGAGCAAATATAAAAAATAATCCTATTGCTGCTGACGCTCTACAATATGCTAGAGAAAGTACATACACTAATGATTTAAAAGGTGGCTCTTATTTAGATTGGGGATATAAAATACAAAAATTCTTAAATGCTTCTCCAGAGTTTAGATTTCTAATGCCATTTATAAGAACACCGACAAACCTTTGGAGACATTTTGGAAATAGAGTTCCAATAGCCGGTATATTTACAAAACAAATGAGAGACTTATGGAAGTCTGGGGATAGAAGAGCAAGAGCTGAAGTTATAGGAAGACAATTAGTTGGAACATCAGTTACACTTTATGCTTACGATCAAGTATTTGGTGAAGTAGAAGATGCTCAAGGTAATCGTTATCCTGCTGTAACTGGTAATGGTCCAAGAGATTTTAGACTTAAAAAAATGTGGTTACAAAATGGTTGGCAACCATATTCTATAGCAAGAAAAAATGATGACGGAACTATAACTTATGTTCAATATTCAAGACTAGACCCTAGATTTTATGTTTATGGTGTACTTGCAGATATTAAAGAAAATATATTTGATAATATTAATGATAACGATAAACAAAATATGTTGGCTTCAGGTGTATTATCAGTCATGGCAAACGCAGGAAACAAATCATATTTAAGAGGAGTTTCAGATGTTGCCTCTCTTGTTGCTAATCCTACACCAGAAAACTTTTCTCGATACGCAGGAAATGTTGTAGGTAATGTTATACCTTTTGCATCATTTAGATCGCAAGGTTTTCCGGGTGCTTTTGATATACAAACAGAAGTTAATAATGTTAGATCGTTTAACGACAAAATATTAGATAAAATTGGATTAGGTAATAAATATTTAGAAAAAAGAGTTGATGTTTTAACAGGTGAACCAATAGAAAGAACTCCAAACTCTCTATACTTTAATCCAAATGGTTTTCTTTCTTTATCTACTTTTTTACAAGGACCATCATTAGTAGGAAGGCAAGTTGATGTAAAAGCTGATCCTGTATTAAATGAAATAATGAATTTAAAAGTAAGACTAACAGAGCCTTCTGAAACTAAAGGTAAAGTTGTTGATTTATTATCTTATGAAAAAGATGGTACTACAGCTTATCAATTTTGGGTACAAAATATAGGAAAAGTAGAAGCTCCTTCTGGTAGATTTAGAGGTCTAACACTAAAAGATGCTTTACAAAAGGTTATAAATGATGAAATAAGGATTGGTGGCAAAAAATATTCATCTTTGAGTGATGGAGATCAAAACTTTGAAGGTGGCAAAGAATATGCTATTAAGAAGATATATCAAGCGTATAAAGATTATGCGGAGAAAAGAATGTATGCAGAATATCCAGAAGTAAGACAAGCAGTAGAAAATGCTTTAAAAACTAAAATAAAAGTTTTAAAAGGTAAGCAATGACAATATCAACAACAAGTATAAAAAATACATATACAGGTAACAATTCAACAGCTACCTTTAACTATACATTTAAAATTTTTGCTAATTCTGACTTACAGGTAATTATAAGAAATTCATCTGGAGTAGAAACTGTAAAAACAATCACTACGCATTACACTGTCGCAGGTGCTGGTAACAACTCCGGGGGTTCAATTACTTTCACATCAGGTAATATCCCAACTAACACAGAGACAGTTGTAATCCGTAGAATTTTACCACAAACACAATCAATAGATTACATAGCAAACGATCCATTCCCTGCTGAAAGTCATGAAGAAGGATTAGATAGAGCTATGATGACTATCCAACAAATTCAAGAAGAATTAGATAGATCATTAAAAGTTTCAAGAACAGCAACATTAAACACACCTGAAATAACAGACGATGCTTCATCAAGAGCTGGAAAACTTTTGGGATTTTCAGCAGATGGTAATTCACTTGATGCTACAATCGATGGATCAGGAGTTGCAACAAATGCTACAGCCGCAGCTAGTTCAGCAACAGCAGCAGCGACTTCAGCAAGTGCTGCCGCAACCTCTGCAACCGCAGCAGAAAATGCAAAAAATGCAGCCGAAGCTGCTTTAGATACTTTTGATGATGATTTTCTAGGAGCTAAATCTAGCAACCCAACAGTTGATAATGACGGAAATGCTTTAGCAGACGGAGCTTTATATTTCGATACGACTAACAATGTTATGAAAGTGTATGATTTAGGCAATACACAATGGAAACAATTAACACCAACAACTTCACAACAAACAAATATTGATGCAGCAGTAGCTAACGCAACAAATATTAATAATGTTGCTAGTCAAATTTCACCAACAAATAATATTGCAACAGTTGCTGGAGACAGTTCACCTATTAATACCTTGGCAGGAGTTTCTGGATTATCAGCTTTAGCAACTGCGGAGGCTAGTGGTCATATTACAAATGTTTCAAATAATTTATCTGGTGTTAATTCTTTTGCTGAAAGATATAGAATTACATCTTCAGCTCCTACTACCAGTTTAGATGTTGGAGATTTATATTTTGATACGACCCAAAATGAACTTAAAGTTTATAAGTCTAGCGGCTGGAGTGCTGCGGGGAGCAGCGTTAATGGAACTTCGGCAAGGTTTAAATTTAATGTTACCGGAACTCCTACAACTTTGTCAGGCAATGATGCTAATGGTGTTGCTTTAAGTTATGACGCAGGATTTATAGATGTTTATCTAAATGGTGTTAAACAAGTTAATGGTACAGATGTAACAGTATCTTCAGGAAATAGTATTGTCTTTGCATCTGCATTAGCAAATGGTGATGTCGTTGAAGCAGTTGCTTTTGGGACATTTAATGTTGCAGCTATCAACACATCAGCAATTACTGCTGGAACTTTACCTTTTGCAAGAGGTGGTACAGGATTAAATTCATTTGGAACTGCCGGACAAGTAATGAAAGTCAATGCAGCCGCTAACGCATTAGAATTTGGTAATGCTTCAAGTGCTGAAGTATATGGATTTAATTTATCTTTTACTGCATCAACAATTAATTATACAGTAGGAGTTCAAAATGTTGGTGGTGCAAATAAATACTTTATCATGGGAGAACAACAACCTACTTTAGAGTTAGTTGAAGGTAATACTTACATTTTTGATTGGTCAGGTCATACTGCACACCCTTTTAGATTTTCAACTACATCTAACGGAACGCATGGTGGAGGAACAGAATATACAACAGGAGTTACAGTGGATACAAGTAGTTACAAAACTACTATTGTAGTAGCGAGTTCAGCTCCTACCCTTTATTACTATTGTCAATATCATTCTGGAATGGGTGGTCAAGCTAATACACCTGCTCCTTTTAACAATACTCTACAGGTAACAACAACAAATGGTGGTGCAGACGATATTTCTGCTGCTACTTATGCTGCCTTTGATGATGTAATATTTGCCGCTACAGGGTTCACATTTAGCTTGAGTAATGGAGATTTAATAGCAACAATTTAATTGCAAACAATATGGAAATATCATAAAAAGGAGACACTATGGCGACTATAAATATTGCGAACTTATCTTTTACCCATAAAGGAGATTATGCAGGTGGCACAGCGTATGTCAAAAATGACATCGTGTACTATGCTACTAATGGTAATTCATATATTGCAAAAGGTTCAACTACAGGAAATGTACCTACAAGCACAGCACATTGGGATTTATTTGTAGCTGGTTCTAGCGGTATATGGAATGCTGGTTTATCTTTAGGAAGTGCAGGACAACAACTTCGAGTTAATTCTGGTGGAAATGCTTTAGAGTTTGCAACTATTGCTGGAGGTGCTTTTGGACAAGTAGTTTTTAATACTAATGACACTCAATATTCAAATTCAAGCACTAGCTCTTATGTAGCTGCAACTAATTGCAAAGTTGATATTACCCCATCTGCAACAAACAAACAAATATTAGTAATGTTTAATGTTCAATGTCACGCTACTGGAACAGACAGTAGTTTTTCACACCAATTAATTAGAAAAGTTGGTGGGTCAGACACAACTATTCGTACAACGTCAAGTGTTTATTCTTACGAACATTATGCAGGAACAAGTGGTGCTAATAGATATTGGCAAGATACACAATTCTTTGTAGATTCACCAAATACTACATCACAAGTTACATATACTTTTAATTTTAAAAATGCTCACAACTCTAATACGTTATATATAAATGATTATGACGAAAGTAGTTTTATGGCTTTAGAAATAAATTAAGGAGAATAAAAAATGGCAAAAACATATATAGATGCAATTAAAGCAATTAAACCAGATGCACAAGTAGGTTCACAAGGAACTGACTATGATGGTATTATTTGGTTTGATGAAACACCTATTGATAAAGCTACTTTAGACGCAAAAATTGCTGAACTACCAACTGAAGAAGAAGATAGACAAGCAAGAAAAGATTTAAAAGCTAGTGCAAAAGCTAAACTTATAGCTGGAGAAAAACTTACCGAAGAAGAAGCTAACGTACTTGTAGGAGTTTAATCCTATGACTAAAGCCAGAGATTTAGCAAACTTAATTAGTGGTGGATTTACAGAAGCAGATATACCAAACTTATCTGCATCTAAAATTACATCTGGTACTTTTGCAGATGCAAGAATAGCAGCATCTAATGTATCTCAACACGCACAATCATTTGACGATAATAAAATTGTCAATGATATTTCTACATTAGGATTAAGAGTACACACGCAAGAAAATCTATCAGGTTCAAATACTAATTCTGCGTCTTTTGATGTATTTCAAGACAGTACAAAAATTACTGCTTTAACAAATGTTATAAGAAATGATGCAGAATATATATCTTCAGTTTTACCTGCTGGTTTTACATCTTACAACTCAACATTATCTACAAATTTAAGACAATTATATTTAATGGATAATGCTCTTACTGATAGTATGGGAAATCAAAATTTACTTAATTCTCCAGATGGGAGTAATAATATTACATTTAATTCAAGTACAAAAAAATTAGGCACACACTCCGCATATTTCGATGGCAACCAATATACTGAATTTGGATTTGACAATGGAAGTGGTGCAGAAGGTGTTCCTTATTTTCACACTAATAATTCTAATGGTTCTTATCCACCTGCGGCTTTGTCAATAGCTTACTGGGTTTATTGGACACCAGACAATAATAATTGGAATATGGTTTTTGATGGTTACCACACGAGTACTAGTGCAAAAAGAAATTATATCTTTGCAGTAGGACAAGATAATAGTAGCTTTCAAGCACACGATAAACCTGCAACTTGGGATGGTTCAGATACTAACTGGGGAAACGCAGCAGATGGTGGTTCAGATACAGTTGCTTCAGCAATTTCCAAAAATACTTGGGTACATATTATTCATACATTAACATCATCAACTAAGAAAATTTATATAAATGGTTCGTTAAGTGGTGGTTCAGTATCAGGAAGTTTTGGATTTGGAAGTAACGGAACAGGTGCACACATAAGAATTGGTGGCAGACGAGATAACTCTGATTATCAATTTAAAGGTTATTTAGATCAATTTGGTATATGGGATAGAGAATTGTCAACGACTGATGCTGGATATTTATATAATTCAGGTTCAGGAAACGCTTACACCGCAGGATCAGTAAACGCAACTGGCTCATTTGAAGGAACTGCAATTACTGCTGCATCAACTTCTAAAATGGGAGCAGTCATCACTTATCAAGAAGTTGGTACTAACACACTAAACACAGATATAGTTTTAAAACTTTCTGCTGATAATGGATCTAATTATTCAACTGCAACTTTAACTGCTTTGCCTGACTTTGCTACTGGTATTAAAATGGCTAAAGTAAATGACTTATCGGTAACAGCAGGTACACAACTGAAATACAAAATAGAATTTGCTAATCAAGCTAGTGGAAGTAAAGAAGCTAGAATAAGAGGGGTTTCCCTCCAATACTAATTGTGATAGGTATCTTGTCATGATAGAGAATGAAAAACATACAATAGCTAAACTTGACAAAGAAGTAGCTGTCATCAAAACAGAAATTTCTGAAATCAAAGATAATCATCTTGCACATATCAAAAAAGATATAGATCGTATCTTATATATTCTTGGAGCTGTAGGTATTGCAGTTCTAGGTGAACTCTTCATTCTGCTCAACAAAGTTCTATAGTATTATTATCCTTAATAGTGTAGTAAAAACTTATGAAGTTTTTGCTAGTAATGGTTATATGTTCCTCGACTTATAGTAGTTGTATGCCTCCCGTAGAGTACCCAACTATTTATCCAGATAGTTATACTTGCTTACTTGATGGTTATGAAAAATCAGGTAGCCTGTTGATAACTATGGGACAACAAGATGTTAATCGAGATGGACTATACATAAAGTTTGATTGTAGATTAATAGATAATGTCTAGGAGAAAGAAAGCAGTAAAAGGATTAGAAAGTGAGTTATTAGTGCAACTTAAACTTGCTAAAGACCCCAATATTATAGTATTTACTCCATTAGGAGGACTTGGACCGATTGATTTAATTACTTTAAATTTAACGACAGGTGAATATACTGCTTATGATGTTAAAACTAAAAACTTTAGATTTAAAGATTACATTGGTAAAGACGGATATAAAAGAAATACCAAAGGTTCTCTTATATATAGACAGACAACAAAGGAACAAAAAAAGTTAAAGGTAAAAATTATTTATCCATGAAACTATCACAAAATTTTTCATTATCAGAGTTAAGCAAATCAAGCGTTGCTACAAGAAAAGGTATAGATAACAATCCAAACGAAGCACAAATAGATAATCTTAAAAATCTTTGTGATAATGTTTTACAAAAAGTAAGAGATCAATTTGGTGCAGTAACAATAACATCAGGATTTAGATCAGCACAGCTTTGTGTTGAAATAGGTAGTTCAATTAATAGTCAACATACTGCAAGTGATAATTCTGCTGCCGCAGATTTTGAATGTATAGGAACTAGCAATGCTTTAGTAGCTGATTGGATATTTCAAAATTGTGAGTTCGATCAATTAATATTAGAATTTTTTACTCCGGGTGAACCTAACTCTGGTTGGGTGCATTGTAGTTATTCATCTAAAAAAAATAGAAAACAATATTTAAGAGCTTACAAAGAAAATGGTAAGACACTTTATAAACCTGTACTTGGAAAAATGGAGGAATAAATATGTGGTTTAGTGCAATCAAATTAGCTGTATCTGCTGGAAGTAAGATATATGCGAACAAACAAAAAGCAAAGATGGCTATGTCAGAAGCTCAACTACTTCATGCTGAACGACAAGCAAGAGGCGAAGAAGCATATCAAGGTAAATTATTAGAGGCAAGACAATCAGACTGGAAAGACGAATTTATTTTGATCTTGTTGTCAATCCCGATCATAATGCTCGGGTTTGCAGTTTGGTCAGACAACCCTGCACACATGGAAAAGATGAAATTATTTTTTGAGTATTTTTCTGATCTTCCATTTTGGTATCAAACAATTTTCGTGGGAGTTATTGCAAGTGTCTATGGTCTTAAAGCTACAGACTTAATAAAAAGAAAATGAGCAATCAAATAGCAACAATGTTTTCTCAAGTCTTTGGGAAAAAAGTAACCCTAAAAGCACAGCAAGGATATGGCAAGAAAAAAGTTCAATCTCGAAAAATTACCTCACGAAAGAATACCAAAAAAAACAAGTCAAGGTAATCGTAAATCAAAGATGAAGTTTTCATCGATGAACAAACATAGGAAAAGATCATTTAAGGCTTACAATCGACAAGGAAAATGAAGTCTGTCATAATATTGTTAGTCGCAGCACACCTAGAATTTACTATAGATACGCCTTTACAAAGATACAAGATTACCTTCAAGGATAATTTTAATTGTTTTGATAAGATAGATGAGATAAGAGAGAAGATAGCTATTTATCATGACGATATTAACAAATGGTTATTAAAAGACGGAAGGCAAATGGTCGGAGGATATTGCGAATGAAGAAAGATGATACAATTAAAGTTAGTTCAGAGAGCAAACTACAGCTACCTCTTGCTAATTTAATTGGAATAATTATTATCGTTTCAGGAGCAGTGTTCGGCTATGCTAATCTTACTGGTAGAATTACAGCTCTTGAAACTCAAGATCAGTTAATGTCTAGTGATTTGTTAAAGAAGGCGGAGCAAGAACCAAAAAATTTAGAAATGTTTATGTTGATTGAACACCTTGCCGGACAAATAGAAAGTATAGAAAAAGAAATAGAAGCATCAAGATATAACAAAGTAAATATAGATCATCTCAAAGAACAAGTAGATGTATTACAAAAACAAATAGATAAATTAAGAAACGGAGGACATTAATGAGAAATATTTTTTTAGGTTTATTTTTTGCTAGTTTATTGTTAGGTTCTTTTTATTTAGGATATTTATTTTCAATAGATATATTTGAACTTTTATGTTTTAGGACAAGTTTATGATAGAAGTTATAGCTTTACTTATGTATCTTGGTGATCCACCTGTTTTAAAAGAACACTTACTTATGCCAAACATAAGCGAGTGCTTGGCTAAAAAAAGGGTTGCTATTAGAAATTCAAATGCAGATTATGCGTGTATGAAAGTTAATGCTGTGGTAAAAGATGGTAAGATAATAAGTATATCAAAGAGTGATTGATGAGAAAAAAACATAAAAATCCTAGAGGTGGTTTGACAGCAGCAGGAAGAGCTTACTTCAAAAGAAAAGAAGGTTCTAATTTAAGACCACCAGTAAAATCAGCAAGACGAGGTACAAAAAATTTTAGAAGAAGAGTTAGCTTTGCAGCTAGATTTTCTGGTATGCGTGGTCGAATGAAAGATGATAAAGGCAGACCAACAAGATTAGCTTTAGCTTTGAGAGCTTGGGGTTTTAGAAATAAACAAAGTGCTGCTGCATTTGCTAGACGAAATAAAAAAAGGTGAGAAAAAAGAAGACTTGGAGCAGAAAAAACATAGAGTTTGTCTGTGGGTATTGCCATAGTTGTAATAAAGAATTGTTGAATACTATGGGTGGATGGATTATAAATGCAGAGAAGAAATACTTTTGTCATGACGGAAGAGATGGAAGTTGTTTCGATAATTATTGTAACAATAAAGGAGTAGAAAATGCCGGGAAAAAAAATGAAGAAGCCTATGAAGAAAAAGGCAAAGAAAATGAAGAAGGCTAAAAAAGCAAAAATGAGAATGTACTAATGCCAAAAGGTAAAAACAAAAAGTACACAGCAAAACAAATGAAGATTGCTAGGATCGCAGTTCCAAGAAACGCTATCACAGCAGCAGATTTTGCAGCTTTAAGGAAAGGCAAAAAAACTAATGCCAAAAAAAAAGCGTAAATCTTCTGTTAATAAATCGGGTAACTATACTAAACCCGGTATGAGAAAGAGAATGTTTCAAAGAATATTGAGATCAAATGTTCAAGGAACGGCTGCTGGTAAATGGAGTGCAAGAAAAGCTCAACTTCTTGCAAAGCGTTACAAGGCAGCCGGTGGAGGTTACAGATGAGAAAAATAAAAAAATTATGGAACAAATTTGTTGCATGGTTATTTAGTGGCTACGACAAATAATAAAGGATAATAATGAAAAAACTAACAAAGAGACAACAGGCGACACTAAAAAAACATTCAGTGCATCATAGTAAGAAACACATGACTATGATGAGAAAAGAAATGAGAGCTGGTAAATCTTTTACTGCTGCTCATAAGAAAGCACAAAAGCTAGTAGGAAAATAATGGCTTTAAGTAGAAGGCAAAGGAGTTTAAAAGCATGGTCAAAACAGAAATGGCGTACAAAATCTGGAAAAAAATCGAGCATTACTGGAGAAAGATATTTGCCTTCTGCTGCAATAAGAAATTTGAGTGCTGCGGAGTATGCTGCAACGACCAGAGCAAAAAGAAAAGCTAAAAGACAAGGCAAACAATTTAGTAAGCAACCCAAAAGAATTGCTGACAAGGTAAGAAGATATAGAAAATTTAGCTAACCAATTCTATAAATTCTATAATCACAATTAGAGCTAACAAGATTGCAAGAATGGAATGATAAATATTCCATAGCAACCATTGTCTATTTTTTGAACTCTTCTTTGATCTCTTCATATTCCTCCCATATTCTAAAACCCTCGGTCCAAAGCTGTCTTTTATAAAACTTATTCCGAAGATGATGTATGACTGTTGTATGATCTTTACCACCCATCAACTCACCTATTCTGGGTAAAGATATATTCATTAGTTCTCTTAACAAAACAAAACATAATGATCGAGCTGAAGACACAGCTCTAGTTCTACAAGGTGAGAATATTTCTGTTCTAGTTATATCTGTTTTATCTGCAACTAGATTTATTAATTTTGATACATCACTTAATTTAGGATGATGATTATTTTTTTTATCTTTTACTTTAACTAATTTTTCTCTAAAGTTATATGCTTGTCTTCTTACTTTTTCTTCGTGGTGTTGTTTGGCTAATCGATAGCCTGTTTTAAAACCTATTCTGTAAATAAATAATTGATTGTTGTCATTTTCATAGCCATTTGTTTTTAATTTTTTTTTAATATCTGATAGTTGTTTAATTAAGAGCATACGATCCCTATCCCTTTTGTTGTTTTTACATTAGCTGCTGCTTATCGCATCAACTCTTCTTTAGCTTTTTCGACTTTCCAAATTAATCTGAAGCTATCTTTTTGTAACTTATCAGCTTTAATTTTAGTTGCTAAATACAACTCATGTTTCCTTTGTTGTAAGTCCCGCAACTTTTGAAGTCGATGTTTTAGCTTTTCCATCGTTCTCCTTTTTTACTTTGGTAAAGTCAAATCTCACATCACTGACTTTACATTCTACAAACTTTCCTTTCTCATTGGGGTTTGCAGCCTTCTCGACATCATCAAATAGTTCTATATAAGTAAAACTACAAGTGCCTTGTCGTTCCCTTTTATACACTTATCTATCCTCTTTGTCTAGGGTTGATTTGTGTAATTCTTTTGCGATTTTTGTATAGACTTGTAGATCATCGTAGCTATCAGCTTTGTAAGGTCGAAGGGTTCTAATTAGTTTTAGACCCATCATAATTTTAGCTGCTTCGTGATCTTCTAGGTCATCTTTAAGTTTGTCTTGCAAGATAACACTAAACATTACTGCTAATAATCTAAAGTTTTCTTTGTAATCCCCGTATTGTTTGGCTCGGTCTTCGAATATTTTTTTTAATCTTTTCTCGTCAATATCATTCATAAAATATTAGGCGACTAGGCAGAGAAAAACAACTAATGATCCGAAAGAGGTAATTGAAAGGGAAACCTCCAAGAAAACTCCGCCTAGTCTCGTTCAAATTTAAACTCTTACACCTGTACCATATTGCGGCTTTGGTGCAAAGTTCTTTTTTTGACCACCTTTGGGGTGTTCTATTTTTAGATTACCCTGTTGTGGATTTCTCGGACTACTTGGAAAAAAAGTTAGATCGTATGTCCCCGCAGGGATTACAATATCTTCCTTTAAATTAAAGTTTTTCCATGTATGTGTCGGTCCGTTATCAGATACATTTTCTTGTTTATAAACATTAAAAAATATAGCTGATGCTGGTTGACCACCTTTCATCATGATATTACTCCTTCTTTTTCTAACTCTGATTTCTTATATTCAACCCAATTCATAAGATCATTATATTGTTCAGAGTTTTTTTGATTAAGTACATCAAGCCAATTCTTATATTGTCTTGCTAACAAGTCATCAATCCTACTGGGATATTGAGCTGATGTAATCTTTTTTTTAAACGCCTCTACATTCAATGGTTCGATGTTCCCCTCTAATTGGAGAAAGGTATGTTCTTCTTTGCTAGTTATATCTTCCTCAAGCAAACCAAAGAATGAGAGGCAACGAGCTATCGCAAATGTTTCAGCAGCTTGAAGTCCAGAGATAAAAGGTTTTACTAATTTACCCCCTTCATCATATTCAGCATACTGATTTTTTTGACTGCTATGTGCAGTTCGCTTTAACTCGCCTTTGTAGTAAAGTTCAGCTCTAACTATGTAGATGTCTTTGTGGCTGTCAACGAGGGAGGTTTTGATGGCTAAATCTTCATCTCCGGCAACAGCTTTTATTTGACCCCACGCAGATAATTTTAACCTATTTGTTTTACTATCTGTGTATAAGCCTTCTTTCCTACAAATCTTTTTATACTCTTCTAGTTTCTTTTTCATTGTATGTTCCATATTTCCCTTGCTAGTTTTTTTTGTTTAGTTGTTAGATCAGAATAGTACCAGTGATCCAAATCTGGTTGCTCAACATATTGTGCCATAACTCTTCCATCACCATTACTTATGTCTAACAAATTTTGTATTCGCTTTGCTTTTTCAATCATATTATTAAAAGCTGCGTTCAGTTCTTTTTGGCTTGGCTTAAATATTTTATATTCATTGGGACTGACATAAACTACATAAGCCTCTCTACCTTTTTCTCTAGCATATAAAGATGTTTGTTGTAGGTGTTCAGGCTTTATTCGTTCAGGCATTTTCTGTTGCGATACTCCATAACCTGATTTGTTTTTTTTAAAATTAGGCGGTAAAGATTTTAGTTCCATTATCTTTGTATTACTTTCAAAGTCTATCCTACCTATGATTGGAATAAATAAATCCAAATGTTTAATATCAACATATCTCTCGCATTGTACCGGCTCATCACCAAATACTTCTTCTACTGCTTTGATAATTAGTTTGATAGTTGGAAGTAAAAACTCTTTCATTGCCTCTCTGCAATGCTTATCTCTATCGTCTTTATATTCTATCTTATCTACTTTATTTAGTTCGTTTTTTAATATCTCTTGTATATTCATTTATTTGCTTTCCAAATGTTCCATCTTCTTTTCTTTCGAAGATATATTTTGCGACACATTTTTGAGCTACATTATTTACGGAAGAACCGAAGTGAAGTTTATATCCCTTGACTGACTTTCTTCTTTCTTCTTGGTTCACCATTACATAGTCAATTATATATTTTGCTATAGGCGATGTCAGTTGAGTAGGACTAAAATGATCGTACCCTTCACCGCCTGATAGCTTCGATTTTATTACATTTACTTTTTTTATATCCATTGTTTTTTTTACTTGTATTATATCACAAAATGATATATGTCAAATAAAAAATGACTTTACAAGAATGGATAAAAAAAGAAGGTATATCAAACGCAGAAGCAGCTAGACGATTAGATGTCAGCAGCTTTAATCCTTCGACTAATATAGGTCGTTGGATTAGTATTGATCCAAAATCATTTCGTATTCCCCACGAAGATAATATGTTAAAGATCATGCGGGGTACAAACAAAGAAGTACAACCGAATGACTTTTATGAGCATATCTGGAAAATCAATAAAAAAGTTTAAGCGAGTTTTTATACACTGGATAGATATTGAAAGTGATCCTGAATGGACTAACACTTTAGAAGGCAAAACCTATGCTCCTAATTGTTATACTATTGGTTGGTTAGCTGAAAAGAATAAAGATAAGACTATTATATTCTCATCATATAGTTTAGACAATGAAGGTTTAATAGATGATTATGGCGACATTACCTCCTTTCCTAGCTCGGTCATTAAAAAAATTACCTATCTTAAAGATGAAGAAAAAAAATAAAAAAAAGAAAAAGAAAAAAATATCAGGTTATTATTTTGATGGTAAGAAACTAATTGTTTTATATGAAGATATTAGTAGCTTGTGAGTATTCAGGTATTGTAAGAGATGCCTTTGCTGCCAAAGGTCATGATGCTTGGAGCTGTGATATACTACCTACTGAAAGTCTAGGTAATCATATTCAAGGAGATGTACTAAAATATTTAGATAAAGGTTGGGATTTGATGATAGCTCATCCACCTTGCACATATTTATCTAATGCTGGTGCTAGATATTTATATCCTAAAGGTAATTTAAACAAAGATAGATATAAGTTAGGATTAAAAGCTAAAGAATTTTTTATGGCATTATACAATTCACCAATAAATAAAATCTGTGTTGAAAATCCTATCTCAAGTAGAATTTTTGCCTTACCTAAACACACACAAACAATACAACCTTACGAATATGGTCATCCTGTTCAAAAAAAAACTTGTTTATGGTTAAAAAATTTACCTAAATTAAAACCTACAAATATAATTTATGAAAGACAAAGCACAAAAATAGCGGGTAACTGGTTTAATAAAGGTGGTAAGGATAGACAAAAAAATAGGTCTAAATTTTTTAATGGCTTTGCTGAAGCTATGGCTAATCAATGGGGTTGATATGAGAAACACGAAACATTTTGATAAGAACCTTTACAATCGTTGGCATCGTAGGTTCGATAACATTGCAATGGTCGATATAGATCAGGTCGAATGTTGTCAGGTTAAGGGTTGTTGGCAGCCTTTGGCTTTAGTTGAAACTGCCTATGATACTGGTAATTATTATAAAACTACGACTATTACTAAATGGCTAGGTGAAAAGGCTAATATCCCAGTATGGCTCGTATTTTACAAGAAAGACGAAATTGTAGGGGGTGATAGCCTAACCTTCAAAGTTCAGCAAATTTACCCTATCTATGGCGATTTAAAGGCTATATCTGAAGCGGAATGGGTTAGCTATTTAAGGAATTTACAACATAAGCATTACTTGGAAAAACATTGTGATAAAAAAGACGAAATACGAACAACATATCCGGTTAGCAACAAAGATATTAAATGACAGGGACTTTCTAAAGATACCAAAAAGAGATAGGCTCGGTTGTCTTGGTGCTTTAATTGTCTTGCTGCGTTTTGCTGATGGTAGAACACGAAAGAGTTATCCCCGTCTTCAAACCATTGCTAATCTTCTAGGTTGTGGCAAGAATAAGGCTAGGAAGAGCCTATTGTGGCTAAAAAAAGTCGGCATTATATCAATAAAAAGGCTACAATCCACTAATTTATATCAAATCCACCCTTTTTTTTATGTAGGTGATAGTGAGGTTTCAAAACAGGTATATCAGAAGTTTCAACGGAGGACTTCTGAAGTTTCAAATCAGGTAGGTATTAATAAAACTATCTTTAATATATCTAAAACAAATCCAACAATAGATAAGATAATAAAAAAGTATAGTCATGATAAAGAAACATTAATAGATCAATTAGCGACACTCCCCCTGACTGACCTTCAATCTGAATATAATAATGGTCTTAATAAATGGTATATGAATTTAGCAATGAAGAAAAAGAATGGCGGGTAAGCCTCGACAAAAGGTGTTTTGTCAAGGGATAACAAGGCTCGGTAATCCTTGTAAAGCTAAAGGCTTTCTTTGTTTAAATGGTAAATGGCTTTGTCGGTTTCATGGTTATCAGAATAGAGAAGGTTATTTAAAGCCTAGATTTACCAAAGAAAGTAGAATAAAGATGTTGAAGACACTATATCAATTTAGGAATTATACAGAGAATGATTTTGAAAAATACTATCAAGAAAAAATTATCCCAAGACTTAACAATAGAACAAGTGAATACAATCGAAGGCGAACTCATATCAGGAAAAACGCTTACAGAAATATTTTCAGAGAAAAATCCATATCAGGTCAGCTTACAGAAATTTTACGCTATGTTAAAAAGAAACAAAGAGTTAGAGATAAAGATCATTGAAGCTCGTAAAATGGGTATGCAGACATTGATCGATAAGATCATGACATTGCTGCAAACTAAAGAAATAACTGATCCTAATTTAATTTTATGGTTAAGAGAAAGAATAAACTTTGTTAAATGGACCGCTAGTAAAATCACAGATTTATATTCAGATAATAAACCTCAAAAGGTAAATACAGATCAGAAAATTAGTATAGCTTTTGAAGATAATCTTGGGGATATGATTGATGTTTCAGGCGAGATTGAGGAAGTGTCCCCAACCCCGCCTAAAAATTAGTAATCAGCTTTTAATTTAAAATTAACCTCAATGTAATCTTCGTAGCTATGTATCATATCTGAATGGTAATCTAGCTTTCTTACAAATTCAAATAGATCATAACAATCCCCAACATCTATTGACTTACCTTTTTTTATTATTGGGTTTTTAAGATCAATATGTTTTTTCTTTTTATGATCGTATCTTGATGTTGTCTTATCAACCTTTGTTAATACAACATCTTCAAAGTGTATTGTTGGTTTCATTATTCCTCATCTTCCCAATCAACAATAGCATAGTAAGGGACTTTCATTTGTTCTTTCTCAAGAAAATCCTCTACAATCTTTTCAGCTTCAGCTTCATTGTCAGCAAGAATACCTTGTTTATATTTTTCTTCAAGGTAAGCTCCGTCATCTCTATGGCTTTCTTCATCATAGAGAAACCTATATTTATTTTTAGTCATTGTTTCCTCATTAGTTGGTTGTTTTTGATAAGGTTGATAGACAATAGCTCGGCTTTAGCTTCGAACCAAATCTACTGCAATGCCAACGAGACTGCCTACCATACCTTATATTTTCTAGGGTTTGTTTTATAAGCGACATAACATTACCGCTTATTACTTCCCCTTGAAAATTCTGTTTATTTGTACCAATATTTGTCGATATTCTCTTTGTTATATTCGACTGCTTGATACTTGTTTTTTCTTGGCTTTGATCGTTTAATATAATCATTAGCCTTTGCTTCTGTTTCAAAGATTTCATTTGTGTATGATGTCCATTTGTTGTCTTTGAAAATGATAATAAAATACATTAATCATATTATATATTACTATTGTTTTACTTCCCATTCTTTTTTAAGTATCAATACATCTTTGTATTCAACTGGTTTTTGTCGCTGCCAATCTTCA